CACGCTGGCTAACCTGCCCGGAGGGTTGAAATCGCGCGGCTTGCGTATTAAGGGTGATGACACACCGATCGCACCGGGGGAATTTAGAGACGTAGATGTACCCTCAGGAAGCATCCGTGACAACATATTACCACTTCCATACAAAGAGCCAAGTCAAGTTCTGTACGCGTTGTTCCAAAACATCGTGCAGGAAGGCCGTGCGTTCGCCTCCAGTGGGGACATGAACGTAAGCGACATGAGCGCGAACGCCCCTGTGGGCACGACTTTGGCTATTCTTGAGCGTATGTTGAAGGTGATGGGTGCTGTGCAGGCGCGCATGCACTACACGATGCGGCAAGAATTTAAGCTGCTCAAAGCCATCATCGCCGACTACACCCCCGATGAGTACGCCTACGAGCCGGAAGAAGGTAGCCGTCTAGCCAAGCGCTCTGACTATGAAGCCGTGGACGTTATCCCGGTTAGCAACCCCAACGCCTCGACGATGGCACAAAAGATTGTGCAGTACCAGTCGGTGCTCCAGTTGGCCCAAAGCGCCCCGGGGTTGTATAACTTGCCGCTGCTTCACCGTCAGATGATTGAGGTGCTTGGCATCAAGAACGCTGACAAGTTGGTGCCCATCGAGGATGATCAGGTGCCGACCGACCCGGTGCAGGAGAACCAGAACATTCTTACCGGCAAGCCCGCTAAGGCGTTTATTGAGCAGAACCATCAGGCGCACATTGCTGTGCACATGTCCGCAATGCAGGATCCCAAGATTCAGGCAATTGTGGGTCAGAACCCGATGGCGCAGCAGCTTCAAGCAGCCATGATGGCGCACATCAACGAGCACGTTGCGTTTGAATATCGCAAACAGCTTGAAACTGAAATGGGTATGGTGCTGCCCGGGGAAGAAGCTAATAAGAATGTTTCTCCCGAGCTTGCCAACGAGATCGCGGTCAAAGCCGCTGCCGCTTCGCAACGATTGTTGCAGAGCAATCAACAACAAGCTCAGCAGGCGCAGGCACAACAAGCTGCCCAAGACCCTGTGCTCCAGATGCAGCAGCAAGAGTTGCAGCTGAAGATGAAAGAGCTTGAGTTGAAGATACAAAAGCAGCAGATCGACGCCGCTGCCAAAGCCGACCAGATTCGTCTGGAAGAGGCCCGCATTCAGTCCCAGCAAGCCATCGCCAAGATGCAGATAGACGCTCAAACCCGCAATCTACGGGCCAAACTGGCTCAGGAAGAAGAGATCGCGGGCGCGAAACTTGGTGTTGACATTGCCAAAGACAAAGCGAAATCTCAACCACCAAGGCGATAAATGGACGATAAGTTAATTAAGTACCTGCTCGTTGAGTTCGACAAGCTCCGGGCAGAGCAATCTGTGTTTCTCAACTCCGGTAGAGCGGCGGACTACGCCGAATACCGGCACCTCTGTGGCGTAATCCGGGGTCTTACGCATGCAGAGTCCATTGTCAAAGACCTTGTGCAACGATTGGAGCGTTCTGATGACGACGACTGAGTTCGACACTGCGGCTGTGGATTTATCCAGTGTTTTGGGGGCGACCCCGGAGCAAAAAGCGAAGCAGTTGCCCGACCCTAAAACCTACCATCTTCTGTGCGTAGTCCCAGAAGCAATGGAGGAATTTTCTGAAAGCGAAAGCGGCATTATTAAAGCCGGATCCACGCTTCATTACGAGGAAGTAACAACCCCCGTTTTGTTTGTGGTGAAAGTTGGCCCTGACGCTTACAAAGACGAAGCTCGGTTCCCCAGTGGGCCGTCATGCAAGCAGGGCGATTTCATCGTCGTGCGACCCAATTCAGGCACCCGTCTGAAGATTCATGGCCGTGAGTTCCGCATCATCAACGATGATTCGGTCGAGGCGGTTGTGGAAGATCCCCGTGGTATTGCACGTGCCTAAGGAGTAATATATGGCGAAGAAAGAATATGAAGACGATTACAAGTTTCCAGATGAGCAAGCCGCCGAGGAAGCAGAGGCAAAGGCGACTGCTGAAGATAGCTCTGATGAGTTTGAAATCGAGGTAGAAGACGATACCCCAGAGGCGGATCGTGATAAACGCCCGATGCGGAACGCACCTGAAGAGGTGCCCGAAGATGAGCTGTCAACTTATGACGAGAAAGTACAATCTCGTATAAAGAAGTTTACGAAAGGCTATCACGATGAACGTCGTGCTAAAGAAGCCGCGTTTCGTGAGCGTCAAGCTGCTGAAGAACTTGCTCGTCAGTTGTACGAGGAAAACAAGAAACTTCAAGAGCAGTTGGCAACGGGTAGCCAAGCATACATTGAGCAGCACAAAACGGCTGCTGAGAGTGAGCTGGCTATGGCTGAGCGTAAGTACAAGGAAGCTTATGAAGCTGGGGATGCTGATGCCATCGTGACGGCACAGCGTGAACTAGCCCGGGCTACCATGAAGATTGAGCGCGCTCAGGAGCTAAAACCCGTTCAGGTACAAGAGCGTAAGTTTGAGCTACCTAGTGAACGGCAGCAAGCGCAGACACAGCCCAATGTAACCCCACGCCTTCAGCAGTGGTTAGAAGACAACGGGGATTGGTGGGGCAAAGATGATGAAATGACTGCTGCTGCGATGGGGCTTGACAAGAAATTGCAACGCGAGTATGGTAGCGACTACGTTGGTACGGAGGAGTACTTCCGAACCATAGATGCTACAATGCGTAAGCGATTCCCCGAACATTTCGGGAGCCAAGAGGATGATGCTCCTAAAACAAAAGCATCAGAACCGGCTGAAGAGGAAGAACCTCCGCGCCGTGCACAAAAACCCGCTACGGTAGTAGCCCCGGCTACCCGCAGCACCCCGCCGAAACGCGTTCGGTTGAAGGAGTCTCAAGTGAGCATTGCTAAACGACTTGGGATCCCTTTAGAGCTGTATGCGAAGAAGGTTGCCGAACTTAATGGAGATCAATAATGGCTGAGTCACAAAACCGTTTGAGTCGTGAGTTGGGAAGTCGTAAAACTGCTGAGCGCCCGCAAGCGTGGCGTCCACCGGAGACTTTGCCTACGCCTGACGATCGCCCGGGCTGGAAGCACCGTTGGGTGCGGGTAAGCCTTATGGGGCAGGCGGATCCTCAGAACGTATCTTCTAAGTTCCGGGAAGGGTATGAAGCGTGTAAAACCGAAGATTACCCGGAGATGATGCACCTCGCTTCTCAAGACGCCCGCTTTAAGGGGAATATTGAGATTGGTGGTTTGTTACTTTGCCGTATTCCATCAGAATTTCTTGAGCAACGTGCTGCTTATTATGAGAAGCAAAACCGCGCACAAGTGGAATCGGTAGATAACAACTTCCTACGTGAAAATGATCCTCGGATGCCCCTGTTTTCAGATAAGCAATCGAAGGTCACTTTCGGTTCTGGTTCTTAATTTTTTTGGAGAGTCTAAATGGCTGCTACCGAGACACCGTACGGGCTTCGCCCCGTAAAACGTGTTGACGGCATGCCCTATGCGGGCGCTGTCAGCGAATATCTAATTGACCCGGCTGGTGTTGCTAACAACATCTTCCACGGCTCGATCGTGCAATTGACTACTGCTGGCTACGTTGAACTAGCTGACGGTACCGGTGCTGATATTACTACCAATAACTTTGGTGGTAGTGGCATTGGTGCTCTTGGCGTGTTCATGGGCTGTGAGTATGTGAACGCACAGGGTCAGGTGATCCATTCTCAATACTACCCCTCCGGCACCACCGGTGTTGTTAAGGCGTATGTTGTGGATGATCCGATGGTGATGTTCCAAGCTCAGCTTGATAACACTGCTACGCAGGCCGTTCTTGGTGCTATTACCAAGCTGCCCGCCGCGCAGAATCCCCTGACTTCCGGTAGCACTGCTACTGGCAACTCTAATGTGGCGCTTGACGCGACCGTGCAAACTACCGTCGGCGGATTGCTGATTGTTGGTTTTGCCTCTCCCGTCGGTGACGCTTTCCCAGACGTATACGTTAAGTTTACGATTGGTGGGCACCACTTGACTAACAACGCTGGCGTCTAAGGAGTAAATTAAAATGGCTATTTCACGCAGTCAACTACTGAAAGAGCTGCTCCCGGGCTTGAACGCGTTGTTCGGTCTGGAGTACCAAAAGTACGGCGAAGAGCACAAAGAGATCTACGAAAGTGAGACCTCGG